GTATCAGTTAAATTACCCGAATCATCGTATGATAATAACTTAATTCTAATCTTATTATCTTCCTCCATTACGTTAACCTTCGCAGGTGCACCATATGTAGATGGCATTGTCTCAATTAACGTTTTATAATCGTTAAGTGTAACCGCTCTATTTTGTGCTGCGAAATTATAACCAACCATGTTTCTTATTTCTTCTATTGTTGGTTGATCCGCACCACCCACTGCCGGTGTGACATTAGTCACATTCAATGATTGGATAACCTGATTATTTACGTTAGTTAGTGGTCCTGTGACGTTGAATTCAACATTATCCACACTTGTAACAACATTTACTCCTAAATTGGTATTCTTACCCCCACCAACTCTATATTTTACGAATAGTGTTGAGTTAGTTTTAGGTGTTGCCCCTAACGATAGGTTATTCAAGTATGTTGCCAAATTAACTTTAAGACTACCATCATTAAATGAATCTAAGTTATCTAACGGGTCTACACTACCCGACCCAAACGTTACTGACATATACCCTTCAGGAGTATATTCAGTTATGAATTTATTTGTAACTCTTTTGTAATCCCCCGCAGTAAAATTAGATGTGTCTGAAGATGATGTTTTATTAGGAAGGAATACTTTATCTTCCATTAAACTCTTCACCTCATACCATCTATTTGATTCTGAACTAAATTCAGATGACGTTGGGTTTCCATTGTAATTTGTACCCTCTTTATGAATTATCGAAGTTACCCCTAAAACATTTTGTTCAGGTAAGTAGATTTTAAAGAATGGTTTCTGATCCTGTGGTCCAATGACCCTTCTGAAAACTCTTGAGACACCGTTTACGACCGCATCTCTCTTGGTTATGGTATAGGATACTAATTTGTTATTTGAATCGAAATTAGGGATCTTAAGTCGATTTGGTTCTCCCTTACTGTTAAATGGTGTTGAGAAGTCAATATCTTCTATTGTTTCGAAAGTTTGTCCTCCACCCGAAATCTGAGCACCTGCCTTTAGAATACCTAAGTATCTCTCATCTTCTTTATCCCCTCTTACGGGAACATTAATTGAGAAGTCACACAACGACACTGACGGTCTATTACCGGGTATTCTAATACCATAAGTTTTTGCAATATGAAAAAGAGATCTTCTTTGTTGAGCAAAGTCCAACATAGTCTCTTGCCAAACTCTATCAATATGGTAGTGTAAATTATCACCAATTGCGGCATTCAGATCTAATAACACAGAATAGATTGATGCGTCGTTGGTATTCTTTATTAAATCAGGATAGTAATCTTTTGTAAGATTAACCAACTCTTCTCTTAGTCCCGCAAAATCTCTTTTAGCGTATGAAATCTTTTTTGCCATCTTATATGTTAATTATAATAAAGTCTGATGACGAAAACGCACCATTATTAACTGTATAGTCTATTTTGACCTTAGCGGTGTATGGTTTTGTACTTTCATCCGCCAATCTGAATAATCTCTCATCATCTTCTTCATCAACGGTAGTAACAGGATTTGTATCGTCCTCCGCAGAAATAACTCTAATTGAATTGATATCAAGATTTGGTAAGTACTTTTTACATCCTTCTCTAATCTCTTCCTCAATTAAGTTAAATGTGATCATATCGTTTTGATCAAATATGTATTCGTATATCCTTGTACCGAAATCAGGTAAATAAAACCTACTTCCTTTCTTGGTTAGGATTAGATGTATCAAGTTTGACCTAACCTCTCTTTCAGGAGAAGTGGTCATACTTAAATAATCACCCGTAATACTTTCTCTAAACGGAAAGTCTATTCCATACTTTACTGCCATACTAATAAATATAATCAATGTTAAAATGAGTATAAATAAAAAACCCCTCATTCTTGAGGGGTTTAAAAAATAGAGTCAAAAAATCACTTATGAACCACAACCTTCACATTCAAAAGGTGAATCATCAGGTCTTATAGTTGGTTGTGAAACCATTTCGAGTTCTTTATTATCACTGATTAATGAATTAGATGTTGGTGATGGATTCTCAGTTTGTTCTGATATCACTTCTTTTTGTGTCTCAGGTTTTGGTTGTGATTTATTTGTATTCACACCCAATCCTTTAAGTGGATCCACCGCCGAACGAGTTCTTAAGTAATACATACCTGTTTTCAATCCTAATGACCACCCATGTAAGTGTGCTGCCAATAGTTTCGCTTTAGTTGCATTACTAATGAACAAGTTTAAAGATTGTGATTGGTCAATAAACACAGATCTTCTCGCCGCCATGTTTAATAATCGTTTCTGTGACATCTCCCAAACAGTCTTATAAATTTCCTTTATTTCGGTTGGGATCTCGGGGATATTCTGTACCGACCCATTCTCTAAAATCAATTTATCTTTAATCTCATCATTCCATAAACCTGAATCCATAAGTTCTTTAACAAGGTGTTTATTTATCACAATAAACTCACCACCCAAAGTTCTTCTCGAATATAGGTTAGAGGTAAATGGTTCAAACGCTTCATTATTACCAAGAATTTGTGCGGTTGATGCTGTTGGCATTGGTGCAAACAGTAATGAATTTCTCACACCGAATTTAACCACTTCTTTTCTCAATGATTTCCAATCCCATCTTCCTGATAAATCACCATCTTTTAATCCCCACATTTGGTATTGGAACACACCTTTTTCTATTGGTGATCCTGAGATACTCTCATATGGTCCTACTTCCTTAGATAGGTCTTTAGATGATGTCATCGCCGCGAAATAAATGGTTTCAAATATTTCGGTTTGTAAATCATCCGCGACCTCACTTTCAAATGGTAATCTTAATTTACAGAATACATCCGCTAACCCCTGAATACCAAGACCAACAGGTCTATGTCTAAAATTGGAACGTTTAGTCTCTTCAGTTGGGTAGAAGTTTAAATCAATTACGTTATTTAAGTTTCTAACAACCTGATAGACATATTCATATAATAGTTGGTGATTGAATTCACCATCGACAATATACTTAGGTAATGCAATAGATGCAAGGTTACATACCGCCTGTTCTGTTGGTGAACTGTATTCAATAATTTCAGTACAAAGGTTTGATGATTTAATAGTACCTAAGTTTTGTTGGTTAGATTTAGCATTCGCAGAATCTTTATACAACATGTATGGAGTACCTGTTTCAATCTGTGCGGTTAGGATGGCATCCATTAATTTTCTCGCCTTAACCGATCTTCTTCCTTTTCCTTCTTTTTCGTACTGTGTATAAAGTTTAGTGAAGTCTTTGGATTTCGGTGAATCAAAAACATCAGAAAGACCCGGTGCTTCATCAGGTGAGAATAAAGTCCAATCCTCATCATTTTTAACTCTCTCCATAAACAGGTCAGGTGTCCACATTGCAAGGAATAAATCTCTTGCTCTCATTTCTTCCTTACCGTGATTCTTTCTTAATTCAATAAATTCAAATACATCTGCGTGCCATGGTTCCAAATAGATAGCAAAAGAACCTTTTCTCTTACCACCCTGATTGATCCATCGTGCCACTTCGTTGTATGTTTTCATCATAGGGATAAGACCGTCTGACTCACCACCTGTACCTTTAATATAAGAACCCTTCGCCCTAACATCATGTACGTGAAGTCCAATACCTCCCGCCCATTTTGAAATATTCGCAACATCTTTAACAGTATCGAATAAACCATTAATATCATCACCTTTATTTCCAATTAAGAAACATGACGACATCTGTGGTCTTCTTGTACCCGCATTAAATAATGTCGGTGTTGCATGTGTATAGAAGTGTTGAGATAAGTCATCATAAATACGTAGTCCCATTTCAAGGTCTCCATTACATATACCCAATGCAACTCTCATATACATGTATTGAGGTCTTTCCACAATCCTGTTAGAAATCCTTAAAAGGTATGATCTCTCAAGAGTTTTAAATCCGAAATAATCGAAATCAAAATCCCTCTCCTGTACAATTGCACCATCAATCGCCGCTCTGTTCGCCTTAACAAAGTCGTACAGTTCATCAGAAATTAAAGAAGATTCTTTACCTGTTCTTGGTTCAATAAACGAGTAAAGTTCTTTAATAGATTGAGAAAACTTCTTTGGTGTTGTCTTATGTAAGTTAGTGACTGCCAATCTCCCCGCTAATTTTGCATAGTCAGGGTGAGTGGTTGTCATTGATGCGGCGGTCTCTGCCGCCAATTGATCTAATTCAGTAGTTGAAATTTCATCATAAATCCCTTGTGTGACTTTTAAGGTGATATATGTTGGGTCAACGTAGTCAATGTTGAGATCTGAACACAAGGCGGATATTCTCCTTGTGATTTTATCATATCTCATTTCTTCTAACGATCCGTCTCTCTTTTTTACCTTCATCTGTATTCGTATTAAAAGTCCATGTCTCCGAACGCAGAATCAAGATCTTCTTCGGTGTCGTTATTCACTCCCGCTTTTTGGTATTCCGCAACTCTTTTTTCAAAGAAGTTGGTTTTACCTTGAAGTGCAATGTTTTGCATAAAGTCAAATGGGTTTTCAGAATTGAAGTGTTTAGGAACACCTAACGAATCTAATAACCTATCAGTAACAAACTCTAAATATTGAGACATTAGATCTGAATTCATACCAATCAGTCTAACAGGTAGTGCTTCGAGGATGAACTCTTTCTCGATCTCAAGTGCAGAAAGAATAATCTCTTTAATTCTATCGTTTGAAAGTTTATTTTGAATATGACTATTATAAAGGTGGCACGCGAAGTCACAGTGTAGTCCTTCATCTCTTGAAATCAACTCATTA